CGGCTCCCTGTGTAAGGGAACTGATGGTGCCTCCAACACCCCAATCTATAGCGGCAGTTACTTGTGCTGGAGACAAAACTGCCTGCGGCCCCACACCAGTGATAGGTGTTGAAGGGGTCACGGCTCCCGACTGAGCCGCCTGTAGAGTAGACTCAAGTCCAGCAGTGTTGACCGAGGACACCCAGTAGTAGTACTGCACACCGTTCGGTGTTGAATCAACAACAACGATGGAAGCACCAGCATTGGACTGGTCATGCTTGTACGTATGAATGACTGTCGCACCAGAGGTCGAGTTCGACGTGTTCCGGTAAACCTTGTAGCTGTCAATCACATCCTGCGTTCCAGCACTGAGCACCACCTGAGTAAAGGTGAACTGATATCCCAGTGGGCTGGCAACCAGATTCTGTGTGATTGTCGGAGCAGGAGGTGCAGAGACCACACCGCTCAGCTTCAAGGTTGTGCTGATGGCGTAGCTCAGGTCATTCACAGCGCCCGTAGTGCCTACTGGCTGAAGGTAAATCCTGACCGTATCGCCAGTGGACTCAAGCAAGAAATCGAAGGGAGAACTGCGACCCGATGCGACAAGCACTGGGTTCGTGCTCCCCTTGTAGTACTGTACCCAGACGTTTGTGTGGTCGTAGTTCGAATCACTTGTGTCCCGGGTGAAGTTGATAGTCACCTCAGACATCGTCTTGTTTTGGACGATGGTCGGAGATTGCGCAGCAGAAATGCTTAACAGCTTCTTGGGTACGTTCCCGGTTCCAGCCTTGTTCGTCGGCTTAGTAGTCGAGACAGGAACCGGAGACTTCGCAGTCACCTTCAGTATCTGGTTCTTCTGGATGTTGGCCGAGATGTCCTGCATTGGTCTGCTGGGCATCGTTGGAACAACAGCTGAAGTTGAAGAGACGGTGCTGTTAAGAGTGTCTCCGGTATTGAACGACTCCATTATCTTGTCTACTATTGGACCCGCAATCGGGTTGTCTTTAAAAGGATTCGTTGACACCTGATGTTCCCTTCCTAACTACACAAGGCCTAGACCAAGGAGTTCGTTTTGAACCGTATCTGTATTTCCGAAGTCGATTTTGACTTGGAGGTGACGTACGTGCTGCGGTAGCGGACTCGCTGCCGCCTTTAAGTCGTGCCTCTTCATCCACAAAGTGCTCGATGCGGCAAGTTGTGGTGGGTCAGCCACTGGGTTTGGCAGGGCTGTGAAGCTTCCACTGATTTCGTTCAAGAGCACGCTGACTGTCGGGTAGGTTCCAGTCGCTGATGCTTCGATTAGCACCGAGTTCAGAACTGCAACCTGACGTGGAGGAGCCAGAACAAGAGAGCCGATGGTCGCATATGAACTGTAAGCTGAGCCATCATCGGTAAACACGGTCGTGTCACGCTTGAGAATGTACCCACTCCCAGACGAGCGTCCTACCTGAAGTGTCCAGTTGTTCGTACTGGTCTCTACCGAGCCAATCGCTTTCAGTCCGCTGACGGGCTGGAATACTGGAGACCAGCAGGAGTTGTTCATCGAGAATCGCCACAGGTTTGTGGAGCCATCGCTGACGAACAGGCCCTCGTCCGTACCGTTGCGGTGAATCGCCAAGTAAACATTCGCTGGAGTCATCGCAGCGAGTGAAGAAGCGATAGGAAAACCAATTTCGGTTAACGTACCGCTGAAGGTGAAGAGCTGGCCCTTCGTGGTGAAGACGAACAACAGGTCACCATCTTGGGTGACGCAGTTCTGATTGGCTACACCGAAGTTTTTCTGCCATATCTGGGGAGTCGTAAAGCTGCTTGAGTCCGTCCCACCGACAACGTAAGCGTTGTCAGATGTGAAAACGACAAGCCCTTGTGAGGTACTGACCAGAGCCGTGATGTTGCCTGCTACAGGCAGGTTGTTAGATGCAGGCCATGCTTCTGCTCCTACACCGTTCGTACAATCGGGTCCCGCGCTGAAGTACAGAACGTTTCCAGCTGCAGCCCACAGGCGTCCCATGTGCCACACCAGCAGGCTAATTCCTGAAGGTGGAGGAGCGTTAACCCCAGCGACCGGCGCGAGCTGGTCCGTGTTAAGGCCACTGTCTGCTGTCGAGTCGGTGTAGGTGCTGGTCCCGTTATTGACAGTGACGAGGAAGTAGTACACTCCTCCACCGTCTGCGGTGCGGTAGATGTCAATCTTGTCCACCTGTGAGTCGGCTGACGCTGTGTAGCCAACTGAGATGTTCTTGCTGGTCTGCTGGCCAGTGTTCGCTGACGCTGGTGACGCAGATGATGTGGTGCCGGTCGAGCTGTTGCGGTAAACGTAGACGTACTGATAACCACTCGTTGGCGAGAGCGAACCTGACACGTAGCTCAGTGTTGGTGCAACGGAGGGTGCAACGATTCCCATGTTTGTACGCGTTGTACCGTCCCACTTCCATGAGCTGGTCCCATCGCAGCCATAAACTATATTTGCAACCTTCTGGAAGCTGGTCTGTGCTGAGGTGGACTTTGAGAAAACCGAAGTGATTGCTGAGGTCGTGTACTTATAAACGTGAGTCGGAGTGTCAACGAGGTTGTAGATGGTCCCACTCAGATTTTTAAAGCTGTAGAAGGCCAAGGGATAATCACTTGAACCGAATGCAGTGGAGCAATACTTCGAGAACCCATAGCGTCGTGTCAGCGTCATCTTGGGGCTGATTTCCGCATTGAGTCCATCCCAGAGAGTGTCGAGTCGCTTGAGAACCTGCAAGCCCATCTGGGACAGTGGTGCAAAGATAGGGGAACGGTTCGTGTTGACGCCGCTCCAGAAGCGGTTAATGTATAGACCGCTCTGTTCTAAATTTCGTTGAATGTTGTGAGCTTGCATCAAAACCTTTCGGAGGGAACAACTTGGCTGGGACGGCACGATTCGAACGTGCGGTAGTCGCCTTAACAGGGCGATGCCTTGCCAGCTTGGCTACATCCCAGTATGTTGAGAGGAACTTAGAAGCCGCCCCACGTAGGACCGTAGTCAACAAGGGAATCGCTGGGCTCAAGGTAGACGTTCGACTCTTCTGCTTGGTCGGTGCCCTTGGCTCTCGCGATTTCTGCCTGCAACTTCTTGAACTCGTTGTCGGCATTGGGGCTATTCAGGTAGCGGTACATGCGATAGAGGAGGGCTTGGCGAACGACGCTGCCAAATGCATCAGGAATTGGGGTCCATTTGGTCCCGCTGACCTGTGTGAACACTGGAGGTGCTGCCTGATAAATCAGGTTGACTGCCCAGATGACGCTACCGGGAACGTACGAGAACCGAAACTTCAGAACACCGGTTCCTAGATTCTGAATCATTGCAACCTGCTCAGGGTCGTTGACCTTGGACCAAGCAGGGAGGCCTCGTACAGCTTTAAGGTGCTTTACGTTCGGTGGGCTGGAGGTATTGTTCAGCTCCATCATCGTAGCGCCAGTGAGCCATCCAAAGTCTGACAGGGGCGCATTGCTGCCTTGTCCAAACCCGGGTGCACCCAAGATGTCACCGTTGCTCATACCGGAACCAGCTGCGAAGCTGAAGCTCGTGCTCGTCACGGCTGTGATGGTGTACCCTGTGGACCATGTGCCCTGACTGCCGGTGTCGGTGTACGTTGAGTTGTACTTCGTCGCGTCTGCGCTGTTGCCTGCCTTCTTCACTAGTCCGACGAGGTTCACGACATAGCCAACTTGGAACCTGTGGGGCTCCAGAGTGTTTACTGTGACCACTCCACCGCTCACGGTCACGGCGCTGTTCGATGCAAGGTCGATGCCCACACCAGATGACTGCGCCTGTGCTGCTAGATTCGTGCTGTTGGTGCTCAGAATGAAAGCAGATGCGCCAGCAAACAGGTAGTCCTGCTTGTTCATCATTGTAATGAGCGGATTGGAAATCGAGCCCAGTTCGACTGAGTTCCATTTCCAATCGTTCGCATCGTTGATAATTTCTGAAACCGCGTCGTTGCAAAGCGACAATGCGGGTTCGTCAGTGTAACCACCGACGCCAGTCAGTGGGAGCAAGTCAGCATGGGTGCTGCACAAATTGATAACCTGCTGAAGTGTGATTGTAGAGGCCATGCTCTATCGCTCCTTAATGTTGTTATCCAAGGATGTTGCCAGTGTCAGCGCAGTCTTGGAATAGACGATTGAACAGCTCATTGTTGTACTCAGCGGTCGGGTCAAGCGCCATCATCCATTCGAGTTCAGGACGTACACGGACACGGCAAAGCTGGCACAAGATGTAACCGGGAGAGCGCGGGTCAGATTCCTTCACGTGTACGCAGTGCGTTCCACCACCGGCTTTCTTCGAGTGCTCATGCGAACACATTCTCTGCTTAGCCTTCTGCTCCTCGATACCACGAATAACGTCTTCGCCAAGTGCCTTGCGATACTCCTGAGCCTGCTGAATATCTGCTTCTTGCTTTGCAGTCAGTGGTGCTTCTTTCTTGGATTCGGCCACAGCAGCTTTAACCGCTGCGCTCACGATGTCTGCTAAATCTGCTTTCGTAAGAGATAACGTTTCACTCATTTTGTTTTCTTCTCCTTATAAATTCGAACTTGTAAACTGCGCAGTTGGATTACTTCTCCACTTCGCAGTCTGGTCCTGCCATCTCCACCCTCGTTTGTCTGTCCCTACGTCTCCAAACTCCTTGAGAAGCTTTTCGTACGGGACAGCCCCTGCCTTCAGCAGAGTGATGAGCACAGAGCGCCAACCACGGTGCTCCTTGGTCGGTAAGTGGCTTGTGTCGATGTCGATGGTTGAGTACTCTGGGATTTCCGCCTTTGGGAACCCGCCGACGTACTTGTACTGCAGAAAGAAAGTGTCCTTCCCTTCGAGGTAATCCCAGTTGTTCGTTGCCTCTTCAAGCTCTTTCCTGTCACGAGGGAAGTAAAGGGCGATGTTCCCGGGACTCCCATCCATGACCTTCAGGGCTGGAATGGCTCTCTTCAATCTTGAAATCAATTCGGTGTACTGCAGACGAGGACCGAGGGACCTATTTTGGTCTTCCAGCTCCTCTTGCTTTGCAATCTTGTACTGCGATGCCTGCTGCAGAGCCTTTTCTCTCTGACTGGCAACGCTCTCAATTGGGTCTAATCTTTTGTCACCCAGTTCGTTGATGTCTGCTTCCACGAGAGGTGCCCTTCGTGCTGCAAGCATCTCTGCTAGCTTGTCCTTCTTTTTCAACAGACCTTCTCCTTTGTTCCGTCCATATAAACTGCGTCGAGTAGATGGTCTGCTGTCCCAACTATCAACACAGGGTACCCAGTCTCCTGCGCCAGTCGCCTTGCAAGGTCGTGGGCAGATGCCTCAGAGCTGACCAGAGTTACCTCTCTTGTCAGACTCATCGCTGTCTGATACCCAGACTGGTCGTGGGTATAGAGAATGGAGAATGGGCAGGGTGTGATAGACAGCGCTCGCTGTACTTCATCAAGCTCTGCCTCAGACAGCTTCGGCTTCACTACGTAATAGCTTGGTACCTGAATATTCTCCATATGATTCTTTTCATTTCTTCCCTAAAAAGAAATCGGGGCAGTGTTTAGGGCACTGCCCCACCAAACAGCTCATGACTTCTGTTGGTTTACTTCGTTATCCGATGCTGGACTCGCAACGGATTCTGCGGAAGTGGTTCTTGCTGTTGCCAGCGTCTGGGTTAACCACTAAGCCAAAGAAGAAGTTATAGAATGCTGCCGCAGCGATGAGTCCCGCAACATCGATACTGTTGCCTTGGTCATATCTGCGTACAGTCACGCTAAAGTTCTTCTGGTTGAGGTTCGTACGGCCCAGAGACGAGGCAATGAAAGCCTGCCAGCCAAACACGTAGTTGTGGTACGCGTTGTGCGAACTGGACTGCCAGTGCGTCTCGGTAGGAACCGCGTTCGATTCGTACCACTCGCAACCACCGATGTTGCCAATACGCTGACCCTGAATTCCGACCAACGCTTGGTTTTTCGGAGCAGTGGCGTCAGAGTACTTCTGCAGGTCGAGCGTTCCACCCGCACTGGAGTCGTTGACGAGGTCGTACGTGGTCAACGAGTGCGAGATACCGAAGAACAGACCATTCTTCGGCTTGGGCTTCACGTCCTTAGAACGGAGACCCCACACAGCCTGACGAGCAATTGCGGCAGTCAGGTACGAACCGTCGTTAACTTCGATTCGCGAGATGCTGTCACTGTTTGCAGCCACGTCAACAGCCGTCGAGATGACGTTGTCAACGCTCAGTGCGCCACGGTACGACAGGAGAGCCGCACCTTCAGCAACAACGTCGCTGATGGCGGTGAGCACAACCTTGTTCGAGAAGCTGACGTAGTCAGCGTAGTTCGACAGGTTGATGGTTCCGGTGTTCTGGGTCAAACTCTGACCAGCACCCGGAGTGCCTTCAGTCACGGCAGTGGTGTTCGCAGTCATTGCACTGTAGTTGAACACCTGCATTGCGACACCGGACATATCCAATTTGTTACTACTCATCAATTGATGAGCGGAGAACACGCTTCGGAGTTCTCTCTCATGCTTTCACATGAGTTCAGACTGTCGCATACTCGTACTTCGAGTCCTTTTCGTTCAGTCGTTGTAGGTCCAAATGATTCAAGATAGTTCACTGCATTCTTCAACGTGTTCGCGTTGTCTCTGCATAGCCCAGCATTTTGTTGCAGGGTTGGCAAATCAAACTACGGACACATTGACCGCACGATTTACTGCCAGAACAGCAGTTGTGGTCATGGTCAACAGCCAAACGTGCCTCATG